CCATCCAGTACACAACACCAGAAGCTTGAGCCGCTGCGTTTTGACCGAGAATAGAGATGTTGTCGCCCATCAATTGACTAGACCAGACCACAGGTGGGCCAATGTATTGCAAGGAATAGATGGCTGAGTCAGTCCACACCAGAATTTCTTGACGAGTCTGGATAGAAGTCACAATGCTAGAACCGTGAGACAAGGTAACGCTACCAGCTTGATTGGTTGCTGCGGGTGTCCAATTGGTCAAAGATTCCTGATCCGACCAGCGAATTAACATAGGGCTTTGGATGCTGGAACCGTAGTCATTGCAGCCAAAAGCAAACACAAACCGACTTACGTCAGATACATAAATAAAGTTCTGGACAGTTGGAGCATCAGACGACCCAGACAGGCTTGTAATGTTAATGGCATTAGGCAAAATGTAGTGCGTACCGGACTGCGATCCAGTGGTGTTAATAGCCGCACCGCCGGGGGTCAAGGACAGGTTAAATGTTGTGCCGCTGGAACTTTTGACGTAGTACGTAGTCCCCACACTTAAACCTGTAGGCAAAGCGGACGGGTAGCCTGTGTTAGTTAAGATTACGGGGGTGTTATTTAACAGGCTGATTGATGCAGTGACCACCGCAGGAGTGGCAATGGTTACCGTAAACGTGGCTGGAGACAAGCCAAATGAAGCATCCCAGTAGTAAATTGGACTACCACGGTAGCCCATGATTAGGTCTTCACCAAAGTTGTTCTGGCTCCACAGGCGAAGCGCCGAAGTAGATGTACCGCCAAAGCCCCATGTTCCAGCACCCCAAGCTCCAGCACCCCAGCCGGTTAGTGGGATTTCAAACTCTTGGCCTACGTTGATCTGGTAGACAGCTTGAACGGTTGAGCCACCACCTGTAGTGCTGGATGTAGCCGCAGTGCTGGCTGTAATCCTGTAAGTGTCAGCATCTACATAGGTAATAGAGTACTCAGCATTAAGGTTTAACCCACCCACAGTTGCCACATTGCTGAACGTGACGTAATCTCCAGTTACTGCGCCGTGAGCTACATCAGTTACGGTAACCGTTGTGCTTAAATTAACAGTAGTAAAAGGATTGCTTAAAACTGCTGACGCGCGGATTGGCGTGATGTCATAGTAGTTGCCGCCATTCTCAAGGTAGAACTTTAAGTTAGTGCCAAGACCAATCAGGTTTAAGTTCTCAAGGGTGATCCAGTTCCACAAAGACCGGCATATACCCAAAAAGCTAGAGATTGAAATACGTGCCCAGCCACCAATCTTCTCAGGTGTGCCTTGACGGAATCGCACTTTGTCGGACTCATACCACCCACCTTCGTTGGTGTAACGGGTGTTCTCCCGGTTAACTCCCGGCTTCAGTACAAGTTTTTTAAGTGCCATCGCTTAATCCAACAAAGCGCACTCAGCCGTGCGGCGTTTTAACAGACCCGGCAAAACCTTGCCGCCACCTTTAGTCCAGAGCATCAGTTGTTCTTTTGCCCCTTCCCAATCATTGGCGTTGATTTTCCTCTTTAACGTCGAGGTTTGCAAGCGTCCAGTGCCTAAGTTATAGCAGAAATCTACGATGGCATTGCACTTACGGACGTCAGTAATCAGGCCGGGGCAGTTACGCAAAACACCGGGTAGGTACGTATGCTCAAGCTCAATCATCAAAAGCGCCCGTGCCGTGGGTTCATCCATCGGCGCGTCTTCTAAAGTCACCTTGCGTTTGTCTGCGTAGTAGGTAGAGCCGTAGCCAATCGTAGCCACACCAGCCGGACACAAGTACGGCTTAGCACGGTAGCCCTCAAACTGACGGCACAAAGCGGCGGCTAACTCTAGGTTCATATCCCACGTTGCTTCAGAGTGCGGTCAAGGAACCAATAGTTAATCGTCCCAGACAGCAGGGCTGAGAAGTCAGGGGTCATCATGGTTTTGAACACTTCTACGGCTGGCGCACCGGCAAGCCATGCATTCCATGCAAACCAAACGTGGATAAACGACCAGACAAACAACACCCAATACGTTACTACTGGGCGTACAGATGCGGACAGACTAGCCACCCAACCGCCTGCGGCTTTGACCATCTCGGCCTGCTGGACAATAGCGTTGTTAAACGCATCCATAACACCAACATCTACTGCGGCTTCCCGTTGTGCGCCTATTTCAGCTAACTTCTGCTGACCACGCTGGGCTTCTAAGTCGCATTGGTGTTTAAACATAGCAAGCTCATGCTGGCGCTCATTCTTTTTGTCAAAGAATTTTAGGACTTCGGGAGCCATGCGGAACAAGCCGCCAAACACTGAACCTAGAATACCGCCACTTAATATGTCTAACATTTGTGTTCCTTCTTTTCTTCATTTTGCATGAGTTTGATACCAGACAGGAACCCAATCATGCCGCCGATAAGTGTAGAAAAAGCGGGTGAAATCATCTTGAATATCTCTGCGTTGTCCACTTCTTTGGCCCAAAGGCCAAGCATAAAGCTGATTACCATAGCCAAGACAGAGATGCACAGGGTCGCGCTTACCATCAGAGTCACCCACAGCGTTAGTTTTTCTTTCACTTCTATCTGCGGTTTCCGTGGTTGGCGTATCGGCTTCTTGGTCATACATAAATGTCCAGCTTACGGTTTGTGAATATCTCCATGCGGAGCCGCTCTTGCACTACCTTCTTGCAGTAAATCTCAAACCCTATGTCCTGCAACTGAGTCTGCTTTTGCTTGGCTAACTCGTTTGCCTTGTTCATCTCATGCTGTTTCTCTAGCTTCTTCTGGGCAAGGTCATGCTTGTCTGGATAACCAGACGGCTGAACGGTCGGAAATAACTTGATGGTGTCGATCATTTCTTCTCTCGCTCAAGTGCATCTTTGTATCCATGAATGACTTTAGTCCTAAGCTCTGCTGAATCCGCCGCGCCAGCCCACTCTGACAAATTGTTCCACAGCACCACATAGTCTTGAGATCGACAGTGCTGTGCATTGTTTGTCAGCCACATCGACATCTGCTGATGCCGTTCTGAGGGATTGTGGACTGTGTAGCCTATCCCATAGAATTCGCGCACATGACAGCCACTCTTGGCTACGGCTCCAACTAGCCCCAACAGCAGTAAAAGTAAGAGCCAACGCATTCATCTTAGAACGTAATAGAACCAGAGGCTGTGAATTGGTAGACCCTAAAGCCTCCAGCCACAGTGATTGTTGGTGAACCTGTTGTGCTTGTAGCGGCTCTGAATGTGTCTGGATAGCGGAGGATGACAATGCCTGAACCGCCTGTTCCAGCGGCAACTGTGCCTGAATTTGAAAATCCTGAGCCACCGCCACCGCCACCAGTATTTGCTGTGCCATTAGTTCCTGCACTGCCGGGGTTTGCCGTGTTACCAGCCGCACCACCACCACCTACGCCACCAGAACCTGATGCAGTTCCAGAGGTTCCAGCCGCACCGCCTCCACCTCCAGCGTATGTAGTTACAGTCCCAGAAATTGCGGATGCTATTCCTGCACCACCATTACCTCCAACAGTACTAGTTGCAGACAAGCCAACTGTCCCTGCGCCACCTCCGCCACCAGCGGGTTGGGGGGCTGTAGCTGGGCCATACCCAGTACCGCCACTATTACCTTGTCCCGATGTTCCTGCGCCGGGTGTGGTTGGAGATGGATTACCGGGGTATTGCCCATTGCCGCCACCGCCAGAACCACCACTTTTTGCAGAAGCAGAAGATGAATTACCACCACTACCTCCACCACCTCCACCTAAAGCAACAATGTTTCCTGTGGTAGCCGCAGAAGATGTAGCAATTAAAACTGAATTGCCGCCATTAGAACCAGAAGAAGCCCATGATGCCGCACCAGCACCCCCAGCGCCAACAGTAATCCAAAGCTGAGTGTTAGCAGTTACACCAGAAAAACCTGCCAGTAAACCACCCGCACCGCCTCCGCCGGGTGCTTCAGAAGTAGTCATTCCAATGCCGCCTCCTGCACCACCAGCAACAACCAAATACTCCACATTCTGGGCAGGGATGCCAGTCCAGTTATTGTCTTTTACAGCTTGGGACACCTGTGAGAGCGTCCACATCCCAGAATACTGCGCCATGTCAGGCTCCTTATGCGTGACGGGCAAACTGCCCGTAAATTGTTTCACGAGCTAAATCAGCAAATTCTATTGCCAACTCTTTGTCTTTGAAACAACCAAAATTTCGTCTTACGCCATTGACCCAAAACTTCACATACCAAAAGTTTGACCGCTTATCAAAAGACAAGTTTTTCGCGCCATGTGAATTGTTTTTGCGTACTGAAGTATTTGCCATGTTTTCGCTTGGCGTAGCTGGCCTTAAATTCTCAATGCGGTTATCTGTTTTATTGCCATTGATATGGTCAATTCCATCTGGACACCAACCATGCGTCATAAAGAAAACCACCCTATGAACGTAGTAAATCTTTTTGTTAATGCAAATTGTCCAATAACGCTGTGCCATTTGACCAGCTACATTACCAGCACGAGCCGAACCACGATTAACTTTGTGGTACAGAACACCATCCCTGCACTCAAGGATGGAATTCAAATAGTCAAGTTCTGGTAATGAGATAGGCATATTAAGCAGTCGTTACTTCAACCCAAGACACAGTGTCCTCGCTCCAGACATACATCTTATTGTCTGTAGGCATAGGAACAGGCGAACCCCATGTCCAAGTTGCGTTGTCCAAAACCCACGATGGGAATGGCTTTGGTGCATAGAACACATCGTTTACAGAGTCATAAGTGTAACCAACGCCGGGGTAATTGCCGCGCAATGGACGGCCTTCTGGGTGCTGATTGGCCTGCGTATTGTAAGAACACTGCACCCATTCGCTTGGGTCGCCCCAGTGACCAGATTGAAGTGTTTCTGCGTCGATAACAATGACGTTATCTACGATGCCGTTAGTGATATGAGCATGGTGAGCCAAAATATATCTCCTTAGAAAGTAATTGTCCCAGAGGACGTAAATGAATATACCTGATACCCGTCAGCAAAGTTTATCTGAGGGTTGCCTGTTGTAGAAGTAGGAGGAGCGCAGTTAGCAGGGTAACGAATGATTACGATGCCAGAGCCGCCATTTTGACCTTTTCCTGTGCTTCCACCACCACCGCCACCGCCACCTGTATTGGCAGTTCCTGCTGTTCCAGAGATAGCAGAAACATCATTACCACCATTACCACCGCCTCCACCGCCACCAATAGCAACAGGCACGTTATCAACTGCACCTGCACCACCGCCAGCATAAAAAACACGTTGTCCTGTTATGGTTGAACATAATCCTGTCCCACCATTACCACCATTATTAGCACTACCATTAACGCCAGCAGACCCTGCGCCACCACCACCACCACCGCCATAAGCAGGGGCGCTACCATTTCCAGTTCCACCAGCAAAGCCTTGTCCAGAAGTTCCTGCACCGCCTGATGTATTATTTCTTGAACCGCCACCACCAGAGCCTCCAGCCTGTCCAGACTGACCACTAACAGATTGACCAGTTCCTGCGCCACCGCCAGTTGCAGTAATAGATGAGAATACAGAGTTAGACCCGTTTGACCCTAATGCGGTTGCCGAAGCTGAACCCGCACCTCCACCACCAACAGTCACAGTTAAAGCAGAACCAGTAGCCACGGCAAACGATGCCGCAGTTAAAAGACCACCAGCACCACCCCCACCTCCAAGCGAAAAAGTTGTGCCACCACCGCCAGCAACCACAAGGTATTCAACTGTGGATGTGACTCCGCTGGTTAGCGGGTTGAATGTCGCACTGACATATCCGCCCAAGTTCGCAGACATCTGTTAGCTCCAGTCAGCAGATTGCACTGCTGTGATAAAAGATGGCATATCTTGAGCCGCAGTCACTGCCGCAGTCAAGCGATCACATTCAGCAAGGATAGCCGCACGTTTAGCCGCTACGTCAGCAGGGATGTCTACGTTGCGTTCTGCTTTACGGATCACTGTCCAGTCAGACTGAGCCAGCATTGAGTTGGCTGTCTGTTTAAACTGAGCAATGTAGTTGGACTTCAGACCCTTGGTTGTGATGGGTTCTGTCTGGCCTTCGGGCGTTTCAGTTACATCTTCCAAAGCCTTGGCTGTGTTGACGTAGTTGCGTGTGACGTATGTCTCACCAACAGAGTAGCTACCGAATGTCACCCAGTAGAAACGTTCGTCTTCACGGTTTCCGTCAATGATTTCCTTGGCTCCATGCTGTTGGGCGTACAGAGCCGTTGGTTGGAATTCGTTGGGGAACAACGTCTGAAGTTCACCAATCTGGGTGATTTCGTTTTGGGATGTTACTAAGGCGTACATATTTAGTCCTATTGTGCAAGAGAATATTTAAAGTTTGCCACATATTTAGATGCTTTAACAAGAACCTCTGGGTCATCTTTGGCATAACCAATGGCAGAATTACAGTTCTGGCAAAGCAAGCCACGGACAATCTTAGTTTTATGGCAATGGTCAACATAGCAGTCGCCTTGTTTTTGACCAAACTTGTAACTACAAATAGCGCACAAGCCGTTCTGTTCTTCAAACATTTCGTTGTACTGTTGCATTGACAAACCATATCTGCGCTTGATGTGGATTTCTCGTGTGTATTGCTGAATCTTAGGGTGTGATTTGCTTGACCGACCATGTTTAAACAGTCTTGCTCTTGCCTGTTCTTTTTGCAAACAACCACATGACTTTGATTGACCGCCTTTTAAATAGGTTGCCTGAACAACAAAGTCATTACCGCAATCACATTTACAGTTCCAAAATGTGTGTTTATTTTTTGATGGTGCACGAGAAACAACAGTTAGCCTGTTGTACTTGTTTCCTGTAATGTCGATAAATGCAGGCATATCAGCGACCCAAACTAAACTTAAATGGACTTGAAGCAAAGGCCATATAAATGTATGTCACGCCTGATGCATTACAACTACTAGATGTACCACGCAATTTTAATCCGTTTGAAACAAAATCAAACTGAGGCGGTGTCAGTGTGGCTTCTGCCGCAGAAGATTCGGCTTGCAACCAATAATTTACAGCATTTGCTGGATTACGAGCCGCATCCATAATGACCCAGTTGTCAACTGCACTTGATGCTTTAATCATTACATAAGCAGGGCGAAAGCCAAAATATACAAACGTGCCGTCAGTTGAGCCGTTACCCGCATAACTACCAAAGGCACTAAAACCTGATATGGGTGCAAAGCAGTAGGCGACCATTGTTACGCCATTGTCATTGCTACCACCATTGATATAAAAAACAGTTGATGTAGGCGTTGTTGGGAATGAACCATCAGTTGCGACCGCATCTGTTGAATTTAGTTTTAAACGCTTTCCCGCACCAGTTGTAGATGTATAGACAGACCAATTAGATACCGCACTTCTAAACTTGTGAATCACCATGCTTGGTGCAACACCCAATCCGTGACCAATAGAAGCATCTGCGCCATTACCAGTCCAAGTCACCACACTAAATCCACTTGTAGTGTTTGCGCTTACTGTTGAAGTGATTGACCCTGCTGTGTTGGTTGAGCCTGAACCATTGGCTTTCCAGTTCCATGCGACATAGGTTGCAGAAGAAGTGTTAAGTTGTGCCAATGCACCCGTAGTAAACCCATCAGAGTTAAATGCAGTAAGACCAGTTGTTTCAGTTGTTTCTGTATCTGTGTTATTTGATTCAAGTTGCTTTTGCACACCACGCACGGCATCGTAAAGCCCGTGGTCTGTTGCGGCACTTCTGCTCTTGACCCACACCCAATCAGGTTGAAAACCCACGCCCGTGATGCTGTTTGTTGCGCCTGTACCCGTGTACAAAACAGGATTAAAGAACTTCCCCGCCTGAGTCGCAGTAGTCGCACCAATGGTAGGCGTAGGCAAGTTCTGTGTGCAAAGTGCTTTGAAGCCTGATGGGGCTGTGTAGGCGAATGGGCGTTGACCGAAGTTGCAAGAAAAGTATTGGATGCTTGTGGATGTTCCATCACCAACAGTTGCTTGCATGGATTTGCCAGTTAGACTGCTATATGCAACACCTTGACTTACGCCATTTTTGTAAAAAGTAACAGTACCCGCATCCATGTCTAATGCAACACCAATTACATCATTGGTTGTAAATGAAGCACCATAACTAGCACTACCGCCATTAGTATATTTAGAGCCAGTTTGATAATAGCCCCAGAAATTTGCACCCTGCCATGTTCGTGTTGACATTGGGTAATTCGCATCGGATACAGCAACAAAGTAACCCGCAGAGCCACTATTGCCAGTTGGAGTTACTTCCCAATACCATTGACCACTTGTCATTGAAAAAGTAGAAACCAGAGATTGATAGGATGCAACACCCCCATCCAAATTTCCATTTGCATACGATGGCGAACCACTAGCGGGAGGTGACAAAGGATTCAATGTGCAATAGTTCCCCCGCACAGTCCCACCCACACCAGTATCAACTCCATACGATGTTGGTGAATCTACAAGTGAATCATTCCCCGCACCAGCAGTCACGCTGAAGTTATTAGGTGTCCAGTTGTTGCCGTTACCTGAGTAGTCCTTACCCAAAGTAGCCGCAGTTGTGTTGCTGTTGTCGCTGAAATTTAATTCAAAGCCGTTTGTGCCATACGTTCCCACGAAGGCAAGGGGCGACCATACGCCTGTAGCTGGGTTTGTGTAACCAAAGGATGACGGGGTTAGGGCTTGACCGTCGATGAAGTTCACCTCGGTCATGTAGCCAGAAAAATATTCAGCCCCATAAGGTTGTGCGCCACTCAAATTATGTTGTGTTGCAGTATTGATTTGAGTGTCGTAGTTTTGTGATGGGTATGTTGCTGTACTAAATGATGTAACTTGCACACCATTAACATAAAACTTTAATCGGTCAGAAGCCGTTGCTTGTGTTGTGTCAGTTGCAATAACAATGTGATACCAAGCAGAAACATCTCTAAAAACTTGTGTAGTGGTTAAGGTCAAACCTGTTTCAGCGTAATTCAATGTTTCGCTTGCAAAATATATTAACGCATAGGGACTTGCTGTAGGTCTTGATGAAAAAATCTGTTGTGTGACACCTAATGCACTACGCTTAATCCATGCACTCCATGTCCATGTGCGTCTATTCCCCGCACTTGCAGGAGTACGGCTCAGATAAGCACTGTCAGCACTGTTAAAGCGCAGTGAACGTGAAATCTGATAATCAGTAACGTAAGGCGTTGGCGTTGTTGGAGCCAATGTGCCTGAAGCATAGAACGTGTGGATCATGTATCCATTGGCGTAGCTTAATGTGCCGCCAGTGAAGAACTGAATCGAGCCGGGGTAACGGACTACGACAATGCCTGATCCGCCTGCGCCACCATTTTGATTAACGCTATTTGCCCAACCACCGCCACCGCCACCGCCAGTGTTCCCACCGCCAGATACACCTGCGCTGTCAGAGGTAAGTCCAGTTGATCCACCACCGCCAACACCACCTAAACCACCACTAGCATTGTTTGTTCCGCCAGCACCGCCACCAGCGTAAGCTACAACAGAACCACTGATGGATGAAGCAATACCAGCGCCGCCATTACCTGTGGCATTATTTACCCCAGCAATACCAACGGTTCCTGCGCCACCACCACCTCCGCCAAAGTTTCCAGTGCCTACAGTTCCAGTGCCTACTGCAGCTTTTCCGCCGCCATTGCCTTGACCAGAAATTCCTTGAGCAGCTTTGGGAGTTTCGTATTGAGTGTTGTATCCAGATGAAGTTGCGCCACCACCAGAGCCACCTGCTGTGGCAACAGTTGCGTTTGGCCCGCCACCAGATGCACCGCCTCCGCCACCAGTAGCAGAAATAGAACCAAAAAGAGAAGCCGCTCCAGAACCACCGGCGTTGCCTGAAGAAGTTGAGCCAGAACCGCCAGCGCCAACAGTCACTGTGTAAGAAGTACCAGTCGCAACAGTTGCAATACCTGTTAGTAGACCGCCAGCGCCCCCACCACCAGAACCAGCGCCAGTATATCCAGCACCCCCACCACCAGCGACAACAAGGTACTCAACCCATTTAGGCGCAATATAGCCTGACCATGCACCCTGACTGATTGCTTGGTTGACTTGCTTTAGATTGAATAGACCTGTTGCCATATAACCTCAGAATG